GAAATTACTCAACACTGGGTGGAGGTAGACAAAACTGTGCGTCTGCGCCTTATGGAACTATCTTAGGAGGCTGTCGTAATTTAGCAAATGGGCAACTATCTATAATAGGAGGAGGATGGTTAAATACAGGATCCGGTTACTTAGCAACTGTGGGTGGAGGATTTTCAAACGCTGCCACAAATCAAGGCGCTTTTATAGGTGGAGGACAAAACAATATAGTAGCAGGTAGTTGTTCAACAATAGCAGGAGGTAGAAATAACGTAATATGCGCTGTAGCTTCTTCTTCATTTATAGGTGGAGGCACGAATCATATAGCCTCTAACTGCTTTACAACAATAGGAGGCGGTACAACTCACAGAACAACTACACCTTTTTCAACCGTAGCAGGAGGTTTCACAAATACCGCATCAGGCACTTACGCATCGGTATTAGGCGGATACACTAACTGCGCACAAGGAACTTCAGCCGTAGTTGGAGGAGGATCTTTTAACTGCGCTGGAAACTATTCTTTTGCAGGAGGCGGTTTTAGAAATACAGCTACTGGAGCTTGCGCATCCGTAGTAGGAGGAACTTTTAATACTGGATCAGGAGAACTTAGCTTTATAGGAGGAGGATCAGAAAATGTTGCTATAGCTACGGGATCAGGAATACTATCAGGAATCGATAATAGAGCATCAGGAAACTGCTCAACAGTAGTCGGAGGTCAATTAAATACAGGATCAGGAGAATTTAGTTTTGTAGGTGGTGGCTGCACTAATACAGCAGCAGGATGCGCATCATTTATAGGAGCGGGTCGTAGTAATACTATTAACGGCGGTAATCCATTTGGAGACGTAGTAATAGGCGGAGGGTTTAGTAACGTAGCTGGCGGTGGTAGATCGGTTATAGCCGGTGGTTGGTGCAATTCAAACAGCGGTTACTATTCAAGCATAGGCGGTGGATTTATGAATTTAATTTGTAACGCAATTAACAGTAGTACTATAAGCGGGGGATATCAAAACTGTATAACAGCAGGTACTTGGCAAGCTATAGGTGGTGGAAAATCTAATGCTATATCATCAACTCTTTATTCAACAATAGGGGGTGGTTTATCAAATAGAGTAAGTGGTAATTCAGCAACAATAGTAGGAGGTAATAGCAACTGTATTTGTCCTGCAGGAACAGGATCATTTATAGGTGGGGGTATAAGTCATCTAGTATCGGGACCTTACGCTTCAATAGCAGGCGGTATATGCAACTGTGCAACATCAGCTTACGCGACAGTATCGGGAGGTTATAGAAATGCTTCAACGGCTGCTTGGACTCATATAGTAGGAGGTAGAAATAATACTAATAGTGGTTATAGAGCTTTTATAGGTGCAGGCATAGTAAACTGTATTGCTAGCGGCAATGATACTTTCATAGGAGGTGGTTCTAATAACTTAGTTAACAATAACTGTGCAGCAATAGTAGGGGGATCTTATAACACAGGATCAGGTGCATTTAGTTTTGTAGGTGGAGGTCAAGCTAACTTAGCAGCAAATCAATGGTCAACTGTAGCAGGCGGTGTTAATAACTGTGCTTGTGGCGATAGATCGGCAATAGCAGGAGGTAATGGAAATTTAGCATCAGGGTATATTTCTTTTGTAGGAGGAGGTTTATCGAATACAGCTTCAGGATATCAAGGCGCAGTAGTAGCAGGATATGGTAATGCAGCATCAAATGCAAGATCATTTGTAGGCGGAGGTCAGTCTAACACTGCTTCAGGTGCTTGTTCTACTGTAGGAGGCGGTTTAACGAACTGTGCAACAACAGTATATTCGTTTGTAGGTGGAGGGCAGTGTAATCGTGTTATAAATTCAGGATATTCAACTATTGCAGGAGGTCTTAATAACACAGTTGATGGATGTCAATCAGTAATTGCAGGAGGAAACGGTAATAGTATTTCAGGATATTGGAGTTTTATTGGCGGTGGATATTCAAATAATGCAAGCAGCGAAAGTACTGTTGCAGGCGGTATTACTAACACAGCTTCAGGATACCGTTCAGCAGTTGGAGGCGGTTGGGGTAATATAGCTTCAGGCTGTCAAGCAACTGTAGCTGGCGGTAGAGCTAATACGGCTTCAGGGTATAGAGCCATAGTTGGAGGTGGGCAATCTAACATCGCATCAGGCGGTCAGTCTTTTGTAGGAGGCGGTGTTAGTAATACAGCTTCAGGTTATCGTTCTGCAGTATTAGGTGGGGCTAGTAATATAGCATCAGGTACATATTCATCAGCAGTAGGATGTGGATTATCAGCTTCTTCGGCTTGTTACTTCTATGCAAACAACATTTGTAACGTATCGGGCGGTACTTCGGATTGCAGAATGAAGCATTCAATATGTCCATTAACATATAGCCTAGATAAATTAACACAATTACAACCTGTCTCATTCGTATTCAATGGAGATTGCAGTAACTTTAAAAGATATGGATTTATAGCACAGCAGGTTTGCCAAGTCGTACCCGAAATTATTACTCATCACCCAATTGATAAAGTCGATGCAGAAGGAAATGTGGGAGGAGAGATTGAAGGCGATCCAATTCTGCAATTTGAAAAAGACGCTCTATACGCTTCTTACGTAAATGCGCTTAAAGAATTAAAAGATAGACTAGAAATAACAGAAGCAATTCTAAAAAGAAACAATCTAGCATAATATTTATAACAAATAAAACAATAAACAATGATTTTTGGTAAAATAGACCCAGTAGCTACAATCTACTCTCAAGGAGATCCATTCGCAACAACAACAGTAACAGGATCTTATATTGCTGCAGTAGCACGCCCTTACGTTTTAGGCACAAACATGGTAAACTTCCAAGTGACTTACGGTAATTTAACTTTTGATGAAAGCGGTTCAGCAACCAATTTTTCTCAATTGTTGAGTACAAACTGCACTTTAGCAGGCGAAGTAATCACAGATTGGGGCACAGACGATGCAACTGTATTAGAAGCAATCGCAACTGTTCAAGGTACAACAGTAACAGAGATAGTTTCTGCTGATATTAATATTTTCTAGTACTTAGAAGATAAATTGAATAGTTTCGAATAGTTTTATTAAATTCACGTTATGAATATAGTTTTTCAGATCAATGGTGGTATTGGCAAGGTCGTAATGGCAACAGCTGTTTGCGAAGCCATAAAAAAGAAATACCCCGAGTCCAAATTAATTACAGTATCAGGATACGCTGATGTTTTCCTAAATAACCCTTTTGTAGATAGAGCCTTCAATTTTGGAGGCTTTAGCTACTTCTACGAAGAGTACATTCAAGGGCAAGACGATTATAAAGTCTTTGCTCACGATCCCTATTTACAAACAGAACACTTGTACCAGAACGAACACTTAATTAAAACGTGGTGTGAAATGTTTGGTCTAGAGTATAATTACGAACTACCTCAAATATTTTTAACAGACAGAGAAGTTTCTTTCTTTAGAAACAGATTTGTATCCGATCGTCCTTTAATGGTGATTCAAACCAATGGCGGCGGAGATGCTAATATGAAGTATTCTTGGGCTAGAGATATTCCTTACAATAATGTGGTGGACGTTATCAATCATTTTAAGGGAGTTTATAATATTGCTCATATAAAGAGAGAAGATCAGATCTCTTTCGAAGGAACTTTTGCAGTTACCGAATCGTTTAGAGGTTTGGTGGTGCTGGTTTCTTTAAGTCAAAAGAGATTGTTTATGGATAGCGTGGCACAACATATGGCCGCGGCATTGAATCTTCCATCCACGGTATGTTGGGTAGTAAACAAGCCAGATGTGTTTGGATATGGTATTCACGACAATATAATTCACAATCCTTTTAATAAAAAACCAGAGCTAAGAAATTCTTATCTTCAACCTTTTAACATAGGCGGAGATCTATTAGAATTTCCTTACAACAGCGAATTCGAAATTTTTGATAGCGCTAAGATCATAGAATCAATCAACAAACAATAAGTTATAAATGGAAAGGTTATTTTTTCAGAGCTCACTGCCAAGAGCAGGTAGTACGTTGTTACAAAACATACTAGCACAAAATCCAGACATCTACGCAACACCAACGAGTGGAGTACTAGAATTAGTATTCGCGGCTAGAGGCAATTATACAGATTCACCCGAGTTTAAAGCACAAGACCCCGAATTAATGAAGACGGGATTTAAGGCATTTTGTCGTGGTGGTATGGATGCCTACTATAGTGCAATCACTGACAAAAAATACGTGGTTGACAAATCAAGAGGCTGGGGAATTCATTACGATTTCTTGAACTTCATATACGAAGAGCCAAAGATCATCTGTATGGTCAGGGACTTAAGGGACGTGTTTTGTTCAATGGAAAAGAATTACCGTAAGAACCCAGACAAAGCTAACCCAATTCTAAACTGGGCGCAGATGAGCGGCACTACAGTACCTAAACGTATAGATATGTGGGCACAATCACAACCCGTAGGATTAGCGATAGAAAGGCTACAAGAAGTGTTTAGAATGGGAATAGACTCTAAAATGCTATTCGTTAAATTTGAAGATTTGTGCATGTATCCAGACACTGAAATGGGAAAAATCTACAGATACTTGGACATTCCTTATTACAAACACGATTTTGACAATATTGAACAGGTTACCAAAGAGGACGACGAAGTTTACGGAGTTTTTGGAGATCACGAAATTAGAAAAAAATTGGCGCCGGTTCCCTCAAAAGCTAGACAGGTTTTGGGCAAGGACGTTACAGATTGGATTTGGAATAACTATCCATGGTACTTTCAACAATTTAGATATACAAAATGATAATAGTATTATTTGGTCAACCTCATAGTGGTAAGACTACACTAGCTAAACAGTTTCCATCATCTCGCACCATAGACGGAGACGAGTTAAGAGAGCTATTCGCCAACAAGGATTATAGTAAAGAGGGCAGAATAAGAAATTTAAACAGGGCCAGCGATATTGCGCACTACCTGCATCGTCATGGAAACAACATAGTACTTTCTTTGGTATATCCTTACAAAGAGGCCAGAGACTATTTAAACGATCTGGATAACAACGTAGCTTGGATTTACTTGACTTACGAGGGAGAAAGGGGTAGAGAAGCTTTCCACGTAAAAGATTTTGAACAACCAATTGAAGAAAAAGTGTTACATTTAGATACTTCTAAAATATCAATAGAAGAATGCGTAACAAAAATATATGAGTATGTGGGAGAAAAAATTACACGTTAAGAGTTCGTTAGAAAAAAAAGCTAGTCAATGGTCATTATTTATAGGTCGTTGGCAGCCACTTCATACAGGGCACAAAGAGTTATTTAGACAGGTAATAAACGAAGGAGGCAAAGTTTGCGTAGCGATTAGGGAAGTAGAAGTAAACGATAAGAATCCGTTTTCCGTTAACGATATCATGTTGAATATAGCCAAAGAAATGCAAGAGGAAGTATCCGCAGGCAAACTAAAAGTAATCTCTATTCCAGATATATGTTCGGTTGAGTTTGGCCGCGGAGTTGGTTACGATATTGTAGAGCACGTACCACCACAAGAGATTAGCGATATATCGGCGACAAAGATTAGAGAACAAATGAAAGCAGAAGGCAAGCTATGATAAAACACTCGACCTATTTTGTGGACATCGATGGTACTCTAATTAAGTACAGATCTTTCGATCAGATACAAACCATAGCGCCAGAAGCAATTACTAGTGTATTGGATTTTATCAAAACAAAGTACGAAGAAGGCAGCCACATTGTAATTACAACCGCAAGACCCTCAGAACTTGAACTATTTACAAAACAAGAATTAGAAAAAATTGGTGTTAATTATCATCAGTTGGTCATGGGTATAGGAAGAGGAACAAGATACGTTATCAACGATAGAGACCCACAAGCTCCAGAAATAGACAGAGCGGTAGGAATTAATTTAGATAGAAATCAAGGATTATGACAGTACAAAGAAAAAGACACATTGCCAAAACAATTAGTTATAGAATAATTAGCACTTTAATAGGCTTTGGAATTATGTGGGCCGTAAGTGGATCTATAAAAGTAGGCGCAGCTTTTGGAGTGGCAGAGTTAATATACAAACCAATTCAATACTATATTCACGAAAGAGTGTGGTACAAATGGATTAAATACGGATTAAAAGATTAATATTTATTCTAAAATAACAACATGAAATACATAGTCCTAATGGAGTACATCCCCGGAGTTCCTAATATATGGGTCGCAAGACTTACACCTGAAGATCCTATCTACGAATACGATACTTTGGAAGAGTGCGAAGCTAAGGCAAGCGAATTACAAGCAGCCGATCCAACAGGAAGATTATATAAAGCCTCAGAACAACAAGTGGGCGTTACCTACTAAAAAGATCTTTTCGTAAATTCTTATATATTTATATACAACAAACAAAAATTAAAAACTTATGTTATTCGGAATCATTATCGTATTAGTAGCAGTAGCAATTGCTATTCTATTAAACAAAGCAAAAATCTCTAAATTAGTAAATCAAGTTGAAGAAGCTGTAGCTCCAGCAATTGAAGAAGTTAAAGAAGTAGTTGAAAAAGCTGCTGAATTGGCTCCTAAGAACGAGACTATCAAAAAAGCAAAAGAAGTAGCTAAAAAAGCTCCCGCAAAGAAGTCAGCAACAAAAAAATCTAAATAAGAATGCAGAAAACATCCCTTAAGCTTTACGAGTATTACAACTTGGAAACCGAATTAAACGGAGTTATAAATCCTCAAACTGGAGAAGTTATCTCAAAGGGACTTATTTCCGAGAAGATCAAAATGGCCACTAAATACTGGTTAAACGATTTGAGTAAAAAGGTAGTAACCGAAAAAGAAGCTTGCGAAGAATTAAAGAAAGAGTTAATCAAGAAGCACGGCGAAGCGGACGAAGCTGGCAACATCTCAATTACAATGCACATTAACGTTGTAACTGACGAAGAAGGCAAAATAGTTTCAAGGGACATTAACCCTAAGTTCGTAGAATTCCAAAACGAGTTCAACGCTCTTTTAAACGAAGACAGAGAATTGGAGCACAAACCTTTCTCTTTAGAAGATTTTGAGAACGTGCAATCAGAAGGAGCTTACACTACTTTGTTTAAGTTAGTAAGAGTACAAGAATAAAGCACAACAATCTCTCTGAGCCCATCTTTAGGTGGGCTTTTTTATTACATATTTATATCAAACAAAGTTATGACAAAAATAACGGACGACGAACTTCAAAGACTAAACTTATTAAAACAGGACGCTTTGGAAGTAGCTTCGACCCTTGGAGAGTTGACTTACCAAAAGGTTTCTTTAGAGCTGGAGATTGAAAAGCAAAAGAAAATTGTAGAACGCATTAAAAATACAGAGACTCAAATTTTTGAAGAATTGAGATCAAAGTATGGAAACGTTTCTGTAAATATAGAGACCGGCGAATTGAACTAAAGTGTTTTGAACTAAGTATCGATATTTATTACTAGAAAAAAACCGCATAAATGGCCGAAACACTAATTAGCCCAGGAGTATTCTTACAAGAGAACGACTTATCTCAGATAACACAGGGACCAGTAGCAGCAGGCGCTGCTTTATTGGGTCCAACTGTAACTGGTCCAGTAAACATACCTACTTTAGTTACCACATATTCACAGTACAAGGCATTGTTCGGTGCAAACTTCGTTTCCGGAGGAGCATCTTACGAGTACTTAACTAGCATGGCAGCTTTGAACTATTTTGAGCAAGGCGGTCAATCTTTGTTAGTGACAAGAATCGTTACCGGTTCTTACACTCCAGCAACAGCTAGTATCGTAAACATAGCAAACAATACCGCTTTAGTTCTTGAAACTCTTTCAGCTGGTACGATAATGAACAATAACATATTGTCTTTATCTTCTAGCGCTGTAAACGGAGCTTTAGTTTCAGGATCTTCTGCTAACGTTCGTTGGGAGATTACTTCAAACGATACAGGATCTGGTTTATTCAACTTGATCATTAGACGTGGTGACGACTACCAAAACAACAAGACAGTTCTTGAAACATGGAACGGTTTGTCATTAGATCCTAATCAAAACAACTACGTAGCTTACGTTATTGGAGATCAAGCTTACACAGTTGCTACAGACGATTTGGATAACGCTTACTTACAATTAACTGGTTCTTATCAAAACAAGAGCAAGTATGTAAGAGTTAAAACAGTTAATACTCCAACTCCTAGCTATTTAAACCAATACGGTCAAGCACAAACTCAGTACACTGGTTCAATTCCTAAGATCGGATCTGGTTCTAACAACGGATCTTTTGGTACAGCTACCGGTGCTATCTTCGGTTCTTTCGGAGTAGAAAAAGTTAACTTCTTCGAAAGCATTCCTAATTCAACATCAAATTACTCCTTAACAAGTCCAACAAATCCTTTAAACATTCAAGGCGTTTACGCTCCTGACTACGATACAGCGATCAATTTATTGGGAAATAAGGACGCATACAAATATAATGTGCTCTACGCACCAGGTTTAACCTCTCTTAACGCTTCAAGTGAAATTAACAGTTTAGTTAACACGGTTCAAACTCGTGGAGACGCTATCGCAGTTATTGATATGGTTGGTTACGGTCAATCTATTCCTACAGTTTTAGGCGAAGCGGTTGCTTTTGATAACTCTTACGCAGCTACTTATTGGCCTTGGGTACAATTGAAGTCAAGAGAAACTGGTAAAGTTAATTTCGTTCCAGCTTCAACAATCGTTCCAGCTGCTTACGAATACAACGATAAAGTTTCTGCAGAATGGTTCGCTCCAGCAGGTTTAAATAGAGGCTCTCTTTCAACAGTTTTACAACCAGAAAGAAAATTAACTTCTTCGGACAGAGACAGATTATATCAAGGATCAGTTAACCCAATTGCAACCTTCCCAGGCGCAGGCACAGTTATCTACGGTCAAAAAACTTTACAAAAGAAAGCATCTGCTTTGGATAGAGTAAACGTAAGAAGATTATTGATCGCTCTTAAGAGTTACATTGGTCAAATCGGTGAAGGTCTTATATTCGAACCTAATACTCAAGTAACTCGTAATAAATTCATTAACCAAGTTAATCCTTATTTAGAGTCAGTTCAACAAAGACAAGGTTTGTATGCATTCCAAGTCGTAATGGACGAAACTAATAACACTCCTGATGTGGTTGATAGAAACCAATTGGTTGGTACTATCTACTTACAACCAACTAAGACTGCGGAGTTTATCCAATTAGATTTCAACATTTTACCAACTGGAACAACATTTGGCCAATAATATCAAACAAAACAGAAAATGAACGATAATACAATCATTAGAATTAAAGTACCAGCGCATTTATACGAGAGTGTAAAGGCTAAGTTAATAATCAAAGAAGAAGCTGAAACTCCTGTAAAAGAGGACAACCGAAGAGGAATGGATGCAGAAACAATTGAGGCTGTTAACAGAGCGCTTAAAATGATAATGCAAGAAATAAACGTAGAAAAGGATCCTCAACAAAGAGAATTGCTTAAAAAATCTGCAGTAGGCCTTGGTCAAATTTCTCAATGGTTACAAACAAAATACGCTAGAAAAGGCGCACAGGCTATGAACGAAGCTAAGAAAGTAGACCCTAAAAAAGTTGCTGAAGACAAGAAAAAAGCTGACGAAAAGAAAAAGAAAGAAGCTGAAGCTAAGAAGGTTGCCGACAAAAAAGCTGCTGATAAGAAAAAAGCAGACGAAAAGAAAAAATAAGTAAAGTAATATTTATACTAAATACAACCAAAAATGCCAGTATTAGACCCAAATGAGATTATGTTTACGTCGTTCGAACCTACAGTTTCTAACAGGTTCGTAATGTACATAGACGGCATTCCTTCATATATGATCAAAAAAGCAGACGCTCCTGGTGTTACTTTAAATGAGATCAAATTAGACCATATCAACGTTTACCGTAAGTTAAAAGGTAAAGCTGAGTGGAGAGATATGAGTTTGTCATTATACAACCCAATTTCTCCATCAGGCCAACAAGCTGTAATGGAGTGGGTAAGATTACATCATGAGTCTGTAACAGGACGTGATGGTTACTCTGACTTTTATAAGAAAGACTTGAACTTATCTATCATCGGACCAGTTGGAGACATTGTTTCCGAGTGGATTATCAAAGGAGCTTTCATTAAAGAAGCAACTTTTGGAAACTACGATTGGTCGACCACGGATCCTACAGAGTTAACAATCTCAGTTGGAATGGACTACTGTATCTTGAACTACTAGTCTCAGATTAGCGAATATAAAAGAAAGGCCGCCTCACCGCGGTCTTTTTTTGTTCCCGGAAACTTGAATGATTTATATTTATTTTTAAACAAGTTACCAATATGTCAGAACAAAAGTTTACGGTTCCTACCGAAATGATAGACCTACCTTCAAAAGGTCTACTTTACCCAAAAGAAAATTCCTTATCCGCAGGCGTCATTGAAATGAAATACATGACCGCTAAAGAAGAGGATATACTAACCAACGTGAATCTATTACGTCAGGGCTTAGCTATCGAAAAGATGCTTAAATCAGTTATTAAAAGCGATATAAAGTACGAGGATCTGATCCTGGGCGATAGGAATGCGCTATTGGTATCAGCTAGGATATTAGCTTATGGTAAAGATTACAATTTAAAGTATCTCAACCCTAACACCGGAGAAGAAGAAACAATCGTGGTGGACTTACAGAAGTTGGGATATAAGAAAGTGGATTTATCCATATTCAAGAACAACAACGAAGCTTCTTACGAACTACCATTTACAAAGAACGAAGTCACTTTTAAGATTCTTACAATCGAAGACGATAAGCGAATCGACGAAGAAGCTAAGGGAATTAAAAAATCATTGGGCCAAGACGCTGGAATTAGTTTAAAATTAAAGCACCAGCTTACTTCTGTCAACGGAGACAGATCAACCAAAACAATCAGAGACTTTATTGATTCAGGAGCGTTATTGTCAAGGGACTCAAATCCGTTAAGACAATACATAACTTCGGTTACCCCAGACATTGAAATGAAAACGACTGTCACTTTATCAGACGGTACTGAAATGGAAATCGACGTACCGATGACCGCGGAGTTCTTTTTTCCCGGGAGCGGAATATAGACATACGTTTATGACCGAAGTCTTTGAGCTTACCTATCACGGTGGCGGAGGCTTTACCTATTCCGAGGTATGGAACATGGACGTAAATAAAAGAAGATTCAATCTTAAGAAGATCAATGAGTACCTAGAAAGAGTAGAAGAGGTTAGAAACGATCAACAAAAGAAAATCACAGAAAAGACAGATCCCAAAAAGATTAATGTCCCAGAGTTCGCCAAATCAAAAGGCGAGGAGCAGAAGTTTGTCTCCAAAGTAAAATCTAAGTCTTAATATTTATATATAACCAACGCGCGTTAAATGGCAGAAGAAATAGATATTAGTAAAGCTCTAGAAGAATCCCTTAGGGAATCCAGAAGATTACAGGGTGATCAAAATAAAGAGTTAGATAAGTCGATAAATTTACTATCGAAAATTAACGATTTAAGGGACGAGTCTATTGCGAAAGTGAAAGCATTAAATAAGGAAACTGTTAATGTAAAAGCTATAGAAAAAGACGTTCAAAAAGCAAGAGAGAAACAGATTCTTTCTCAAAAGAAAGAACAGGACTTAGCTAGAACCTTATCTGCTATTGAAATAACGAATGCCAATAGGTATGTAGACAATATTAAAGAAAGAGGTAGATTAGAGAAAGAAACACAAAAGGCTAGATTCCAAGGAAATATAGCTTTACAGACGCAACTTGGTAGTCAACTAAATGCAATAGATGCCGCAATACTATCAGATGAGAATCGTTTAAATATAGATGAAAGAAGATTGGCTTCAATCATAGAAGCAAATAAAGTAGCCGGAGAAACTCAAAAAATATTAGAAGCGGAACTAGCTACAGAAAAAGAAATTAATAGTAGCGTAGGTCTGACTGGAAAGGCTTTTGGTTTATTAGCAAAAAAATTAGGAATCGGCGATAAGTACTATGGCGATATGGTACAAAAAGCAAGAGATTTAAACGAAGAAAATAAAAAATTATCGTTTTTTGATAAAGCTAAGTCATTAGGAAAAGCTGCAGCAGGTGGAATAGGTACTGCTTTATCGGATCCACTAACCTTGATACCAATAATGGCCACTGCAGTAGGTGGACTTGTTAAAGGATTAAAAGCTGCCTTAGACTATATACTAGAAATTCAAGACAAAACGGTTAAGTTCGCAAGAGCGATGAATCTTTCTACTGTAGAAGCTAGAAAGATAAAAATGGAATTTGCTGATTTAAGTATTAGCAGTGGAGATATCTTTATTAATTCCCAAAAAATGGCCGAATCTCAAATGGAGATGGTCGACGCTTTAGGAGTTACAAATAGATTGACCAATGAACAATTGGCAACTAACATCAAGTTAAAGGATATTGCCGGACTTGATTTAGAAACAAGAAAAGGACTTTATGAAGCTTCTAAAGTAACAGGAAAAGAAGAGGATAAAATAACTAAATCTATATTAGCGCAAGTTATTGGTTTAAAAAATGCGACTGGTATAAGTTTTCAATATCAAAAAGTTCTTAAAGAGGCTTCTAATTTAGGAGGCTACTTAGGATTATCTTTCGCCAAATATCCAGAAAAATTAACGAAGTCTTTACTTACAGTTAAAGCAATGGGTCTAGAATTAAAACAACTAGATTCAATGGCCGATTCTTTTTTGGATTACGAATCAAGCATAGCAAGTGAATTCGAAGCTCAATTACTTACAGGTAAAAATATAAATTTGGCAAAAGCCAGAGAGCTTTTCTTGAATAACGAATTAGCTGAAGCCGCTCAAGAAATTAATAGTCAAGTAGGAAGCAGCGATGAATTTTTAAAGATGAATCGTATAAGCGCCGAGGCTTTAGCGAAATCTTTTGGAATGAGTAGAGATCAGCTAGGGGAAATGCTTAAACAACAAGAAGTTTTATCTAGAGTAGGCGCAAAACAAGGAGACAGCGCAAAAGAACAGTTAAGACTAGGTTTAGAAAAATACAAAAATCAAAAAGCTTTAGCTGCTGCAGTTGGAGAAGAGGCGTATCAAAATTTAATGAATGCTTCTGCTCAAGAAAAAATAGCCGTTTTCATAGAAAAAATAACGCAATCATTCGCAGACTTCGTAGAGAATTCAGGCATCGTAGGTAAAATAGAACAATTTGTTAATTTCTTATCAGAGCCTAAGAACGTGAAAAGGGTTATTGAAACTATTAGAGACGTATTTGCAGATATAGCAGAAGTAGTATTATCTATAACAAACGGAGTTATTAACGTTATTGACTTCCTTACATTCGGAGCATTTCCAGAAGCGGTAGAAAGAAATTTTGAGAGGTACGAAGAATTAGTGCCTAATAGAATTAGAAACATGGGAGGAGATTTAGGAAGCGTAAGCGTTTCAGGGAATGCGGCAAAAGGAAACGCAAACGCTTCGACTGTTAACGTATCTCAAGGATCATTGGGAGGAGGAGCTTACACTGGACCAAAAGTTTTAGAATTAAACGTTACAGGAAAAATAATGACAGCAGACGATAGAACTTTCGCTACCTATTCAGCGAAAGGTTTCAATAGTGCTTATGGACGTTCTGATAATTCAACCGGCAATTTTAATGCATCAAACTAATTTAACTCTTTAAGATGCCAATAACACCTTTAATAAGTTTAAGAACTAACTTAAAATCCCTAAAATACGGAAACGATTTACCGGGATATGGATCGTCTAATCAGCCTTTCATACAGACCAATATTCCAAACGATTTTGTAGCAGACCCTTTACAAACTAACGGAAATACAAACCCTATATTTAAACCCACAACTACTGGTGGTGTTGATTATCCAATAAGAGGCGCTGGCAATAGAGAGTTAGCGATAGGAGGAGTAGTATACAGCATATCTAATCAAATAGACTACAATAGAATAAAAAAGTTTTTAGAGTCTAAACCAAGAGGTAACGCTTTTTTAGAAAAACAAATTGGATTACAACTTTCTAATCCAAAAATAGAAACCGGAAATACACTATTCGGCCAATTTAACTTACAGATACTTCCAGGTTTAATAGAAAATACAAGAGTTTACAATAACGGTAGAAATACATTAGAACAAATAAAAAATCAAGGCAATAGCATTCACATACCTAGATTAGGCGCTACTCCGTATAACTATTTGGAAAAGTTCTATTCTGATATCGTAGGATCACAAAACTTAAACGACGATAGTTCTACGAACAGACTATTAATACTTCAGAAGATGAAGATG